CGCACTGCCGATCTACGATAAAGAATTTGACACCGCAGCTATGACGGTTGGTTCAACACCTGGTTCGTCCTTTGTTGAAGCATTCGTTGTGGGTGAAGAAGGCGGAGATATTGTCCGCGTTACTAAACCAAAGCGTGTCACGGTTCCCACATTTGAAATTGTGTCGAACCCAATGATTCCTATTACCCAAATCAAGGAACGCAGATTCGATCTCGTCGCTCGTTCACTCAACTTGGCGAAAGCTGAAGTTGGTGCGCAAGAAGACTCGTACGTTTTTTCGCTCTTCGATGCAGTCGCTAACGCTGCGGCAACGCATGCTGCTAACGACCCGGTTTATAACCCGGACATTCAGATCAACGCTCCTATTGACCTCAACTCAATGGCAGACGGCTTTGGTCAAGTGCAGCGTCATGATTTGTCTGTAGCTTTCTGCTTCTTCAATCCGCGTGATTATACGGATTTGTTGAAGTGGACTCAACAAAACATCGACCGTGAAACTCAGCGTAAGCTTTTAAAGACTGGGGTCATGGGATATTTGTGGGGTGCAACTCTTCTCCAATCTCGTAAAGTAGGTTATGGCTGCATTTACATTTTGGCCGATGCTGAATTCCTCGGAGTCATTCCCGAAAGAATTCCGCTAACGGTCATGAGTGCAGATAGACCTGACTTACGTCAAATCGGGTTCTCTATTTTTGAGAATCTTGGCTTCCTCATTTTTAATCCGAGCGGAGTCCAGAGACTTACTGTTAACGGTCGCTTCGTTGCAACCGCCAACACAGGCGAGAACTAAACTACTTATTTTCAACTGCTTATCTTTAAACGGCTGGCCCACAAGGTCAGCCGTTTTCTTTTGCTCAGTAAATGGTTTTTTAATTTTTACATTTTCAATTATTGATATTTTCTAAATACATGGTATTATAGTCTTGGAGGGCGATATGGATATCAAAACTATTCTGGCGAAACTAGATCACAACCCGTTTTGGCTGGATCGCTACATCAGCTTCTTGGAAGAGACCCCACAACCAACAGGGCTGTTCGACAGGCACCATATCCTGCCGCAAGCTGTGTTTCCGGACTACAAATCTTTCCAAACCCACTCATGGAACAGGATTGACCTCCGACCCGCCGACCATCTGCTGGCGCACTACTACCTCTACAGGGCTCTTCCGGGTGTCTCCGCTGCGCGTGCCGCGTTCATTCTCATGGTTGGCTTGCGCTACGTGGAACTCGTGGAACAGAATTTCGACGAGGCGCTGGTTAAGGATGTAGCCAAAGCTTACGAGGAAGCCCGCGCCCAAGGCGTGGAGTCAACTATCAAAGGCTGGGTCAGAATCTACCGCACCGAGAAAGAATGTTCGGTGTGCCCGCCAGACCAAGTCGAATCATACGTCGCCCTCGGCTGGACGACGGGTGTCCCTAAGCGTGTATGGGTGATGCGTGGCGTGGAACAGCACCGTATCCTACTTAGCGAGATGGCGGTTTATCTACAGAGCGGATACGTTCTTGGTAAGAACTTACAAACCGACGAAACCAAAACGGCTATCAGTAAAGCCATCACTGAGCGGCATGAAAAAGAACAAACCAAAGACGATGCCTATTCCTACATGCCCAGGGGCGACCAGCATCACCGTCGTATCTTAGGCTGTCCACCTGAAGTTGCAGCGAAGATCAGCAAGACCCTAAAAGGACGACCGCAGCCATCTACCCACCCTGTCGGTCAGGGAATCTCAATCGCCAAAGGCAAACACTGGCAATGGTCCGACGAATCTCGTCAAGCTCGTTCCGAATCAATGAAGGGCATTGTACCTACCAACGGTCTGACTATGCTTGGCAAGTCCCATACCAAAGAAACCAAAGATAATATGTCAGAATCGCACAAGGAATTTTATGCCAGCAACCCGGAAGGCGTAGCCGCGCTTGACGCCGCCCGTCCCCGTGGCGAGAACCATGTGTTCTTTGGCAAGGAACGGGACGCCGCCACCCGCGACAAGATATCAAAATCCCTTGAGGGAAAAACGCAATCGGAAGCGACGAGACTCAAGCGCTCCGAAAGTCTGAAAGCATTCCACACCAAGAAAACATCAGAAATACAGGTTCAAAGACTTACTGTTAACACTGGAGAGAACTAAACTACTTATTTTCAACTGCTTATCTTTAAAGGCGAACCTAAAAAGTTCGCCTTTCTTTTTACCCTAAAATTTTACTAACAAATTTTGAGTATTGTCTATATAGACTTATTATGCTAGTTACTCAAAAATTTCCGTTGTCTCGTACAAAAATAGCCGTGCTATGCCAATGCGGCAGGAAATCCAACATACTTTATGGAAATTTAGCTAAAACTAAAACCTGCGGAAAATGCTCTTACAAACCTATAAATTACTGGTTAGACCAATCCTTTGGTCATTTGAAACTTGATACCAGGCAAAACTTACCTGTTGAATTGCCTAAAAATTCTCACAACAAATTTTGTTTTGTATGCACTTGTTCTCGATCGATATACATGAAATTTCAAGCGGTAAGTAGTGGAAACACTAAAAGCTGTGGGAAATGTACTTATCAATCTCAAAGCACATGGATCAATCAAAAATTTGGTAAGTTAAAGTTGATACAAGAGGAGAATTTGCCTACTGAGTGGGGGGCTAGCTCCAATAAAAAATTTAAATTTTTATGTGATTGCGGCAATACACATATGGCAATTTTTCAAAATGTAACAAAAGGGGATACTAAGAGTTGTGGTAGATGTAACCAAAAAAACAAAAAATACTGGTATAGGAAACGCTGGGGTAAATTAAAACTACATGATTTTAATTTTCCAGAAACGCTACATCCTTTTTCATCAAAAAAATTTTCATTTTTGTGTATGTGTGGGAAAGTTAAAAAAATACAATTTGGTCATGTCACACAAGGATATCAACAATCCTGCGGGGAGTGTAATTATTTTTCTACAGGTTACTGGGGAACCCTCAAATGGGGTAATCTTTCTTTAATACAAGGACAAAAAGGAGAATATCCTCCTATGTCTAACAAAAAACTTCAATTTATTTGTGCTTGTGGTAATAAAATATCAGCAAGATTAGCCGATGTAAATGATGGTAGTACTCGTTCATGTGGGTGCCAGCAAATAGGACAAAGTGAGTTTTCAAAAGAATCAGAGGTAAGAAACTTTGTAACTTTATTATCTCCTGATACCTTACCTGCTTGTTACCCATTACTCAATAGTCGCAGGTCATATGATGTATATGTCCCAGCAAAAAAGTTAGCTATTGAATATCATGGTCTTATTTGGCATAGTGAAAAGTATAAGAACCCCAATAAAAATGACTGGGAGAAATACCTATTAGCTAAATCCCGTAAGGATCGTTTGATTCAAATATATTCAGATGAATGGGAAACTAAACAAAGTATCATCAAAGCTCAAATACAGGAAATTTTATCTCCTACCCGTAAAAAAAGAATTAAACCTACTTATGAGATATTTGATAAAATCCCATCCGATGCTCGTGCTTTTCTTGATCAATATCATTATCTTGGGGCTGCCTCTGGATGCTTAACAGTTACCGCCAAATATAAAGGGCAGATAGTGGGTGTTTGGGTCTTCATGAAGCGGGAAGAAGGTACTGTGTTATGGCACAGAGCTTGCTGGGATCATCAATATAAAGCTTGGAACCCGCATGAGAAAGCTCTTAACTTATCTATCCCAAAATTAAAAGCTATGGGATTCAAACGTATTATTACATTTTCTGATAATAGATTTCATACGGGAAATCTATATGAAAAGTTGGGGTTTGATTTTGAAGAAGAAATAAAACCCAACTTTTCATACACGAACGGAAGTAGGCGTGTATCCAAATATGCCATGAGAGTGAAAGCCGGAATTAATGAAAAATCTGCTGCGGAAGCCAAAGGCTGGTACAGGATTTGGGATAGTGGTAAGAGGAGGTATTCCTTCAACTTTCAAAACTGGCCAATTCCCAGTATTTAAGTAGAGGGAGATTGCATGCAAAAAAATTATCTAGTTAAGTCCCCAATCCACTTTGCCGATTTTGGATTTTTCGTTAAAGTAGGAGATATTCTGGTTCATGATATTGGAAACGCTAACCGGCTTACTGTATATCGAAATGGGGAGATTATAAAAGCTGTAAAACAGACTCAATTGGGCTTAGCAGCCCTTGTAAAGAGCGAATTTATTCAAGAAGTAGTCCAAGCCCCATCTGCACCTAAAGTCGTCCCTAAAGCCCCTAAAACATCATCAGAGCCTATCGCTAAACTCCAAGGCAGTCCCCAAGGCAGTCCCCAAGGCAGTCCCCAAGGCAGTCCCCAAGGCAGTCCCCAAGGCAGTCCCCAAGGCAGTCCCCCCGTCAAGAAACAAGGCTTTGCTGAAGAAGAATTTACCCCATCTGTCAAACGAGGAAAAGCTGTTCCCAAGGAAAGTTCTACCGATGATCCGGAATTTAGGCGTAGAATGGGCTTAGACAAAACTATATGAACAGTCTTCAATGATTCGATCCCCCCGAAAAAATCAATGGGTAAGAGCATCAAAAAAATGTCAAGGTAGGTGTTGGTACTGTGGTGCCAAACCAGAAGAACTTACCATTGATCACGCCAAGCCCCGCAGCCGCGGTGGTAAAAATACCGATGAAAATCTTGTTCCCGCGTGTGGCTATTGCAACAACCTCAAAGC